AACAGAAGATAAAAGCTCTAGACCCAAGAAGGGTGATGCTAACAAAGAAGCTGATATTATAAAAGAAGCTACGGAGCGATTTGAAGAGTCCCAAGAGGGATCAGACTTTAACCGTAACCGTTATGAAGAGGATATTAACTTTGGACGTTTAGGCGATCAATGGCCTAGAGAAGTAAAACTCCAAAGAGAGCGTGAGGCAAGACCTTGTCTTACTATAAACAAAATTCCCCCATTTGTGCGCCAAGTCGTAAACGATGCAAGACAAAACAAGCCCGGTATTATTGTTTCTCCTGTAGACAATGGAGCAGACAAAGCCACGGCAGAAGTTATTAATGGATTAGTTAGAGCTGTTCAAAGAAACTCAAATGCTGATATTGCTTTTGATACTGCATTAGATCACGCTGTATCAGGGGGCTTTGGTTTCTTTCGTATTGGCATACATTACTCAAGCCCTGAGTCTTTTGACTTAGAGGCTAGAATCCATAGAATACCTAATCCACTATTAGTTCATTGGGATGTTAACTCTACAGAGTTTGATGCTTCCGATTGGAACTATGGTTTTGTCAGTGACTTCTTTACCAAGGATGAATTTGAAAGCCAGTGGCCTGACCGTGAGGTAAGTAGTTTTCAAGGTGATGAACGTGGGGCTGTTAACCATTTCTCTATCCATGAAGATCATGTTCAAGTGGCTGAGTATTTTTTAAGAGAGCCAGTTACCAGAAAATTACTTGAGTTAGATAATGGGATGGTGATACGAGAATCATCTTTGACTGATGAAGGTAGAATGCTGATGTTAGTCGAAGGTGTAAACATCAAGAGAGAAAGACTTGTTCAAACGCATAAAGTAATGAGAAGAGTTTTAAGTGGTACTGAAGTTTTAGAGGAAGATGAATGGCCCGGTGAATCAATCCCTATCTGCCCTGTTTGGGGTGAAGAGATAATTTACGAAGGGCGTAGACATTTTAGATCGATGATCCATGATGCAAAAGATTCTCAAATGATGCTTAACTTTTGGCGTTCAGCCTCTACTGAGTTAGTGGCACTTGCCCCGAAAACTCCATTCATTGGACCTAGAGGATTTGTTCATCCAGATGATACAGAAAAATGGGAGTCAGCAAACACAAGAAGCCACGCCTATCTTGAATACGATCCATCAGCAGGTGGACCCCCAACTAGACAGCCCTTTGGTGGTGTTCCTAGTGGAGCGATAAACGAGGCGATGATGTGTGCCGATGACATGAAATCTATAGTGGGAATTTATGATTCTGCATTAGGAGCTAGATCAAATGAAACTAGTGGAAAAGCTATACTCGCTCGCCAAAAAGAGTCTGATGTTTCTAATTTTCACTTTGTGGATAACTTGTCTAGGGCGATTCAATACGCTGGCAAGTGTTTGGTCGAGATTATACCTAGCATTTATACGGCAAGGAGTACGCTGAGAATTATTGGGTCAGATCAAAAAGAAAAAGTGGTTCAGCTAGTTAACTCTAATATGGAGAATCAACAGCAACAACCACAAGTGGATGAAGAAAACGAATTACAAGAAAAATTGTATGATCTAAATACAGGTCGATACGATGTAACAGTTAAGGCAGGTCCAACGTATGAATCTCAACGTGAAGAAACGAGAGAAACCTTGATTGAGATAATGAGACAAGTACCGGGATCTGCTGAATTTATAGGTGACATTTTATTAGAACATATGGACTTTGAAGGGGCAGAGAAAGTGGCAGAGAGATTAAGGATGGCTACACAGCCACAACCTCAACCTCAACAGCCTCAAAACCCTCAACAGCCTCAACCACAAGTTCCACAAATTGATCCAAATACGGGTCAGCCAATACAACCACAGGGACAGCCTTTGCCACAGCAAGGAATCCCCCAATAAGGAATTAAACTATGAACGACTCAACAGCCCAAGACGGAATTGAGACAGAAGAAACCACTGACGAATCTGATACAGAAACCACTGACGAAAGCGTTGAGGATTCACAAGAATACCTTGACGAAGACGATGATGGCTATTCTGATGATGATGATGATTCAGATGAAGATGCCCCAGAGCATAGAGAATATGATTTTGGTGGCAAGAAGTTTAAGTTAAATAAAGATGCGTTATCAGATGAAGAGTCAGACCAATTCGAGTCTTACGGCAAAGGGTTACAATCTGACTACACAAAGAAAACGCAAGAACTAGCAAGCCAGAGGAAGCAAGTCGCAGCTAGAGAACAATCGGCTGAGAAACTTTTATCTCTGCAAGGTGATACCCTTGATATGTATTCGCAAGGTCTTGCCATTCGCCAAGAACTCGCCCAATTGAATGGGATTGACCTGAATCAGCTTTGGCAATCAAACCCTGACCAAGCCAGACAAGTTTCAGATGCGATCTCACAAAAGACAAAGGAGTTTAACGCAACAGTTCAACAGGTAAGTGCTAAAGAGGGCGAGATGGCCCACACTAAGCAAGCGGATAAACAGGCTAGAGAAGTAGAGGGTGAGAAAACCCTAAACGCCAGAATCCCACAATTTACCGAAAAGGTTGGTGAGGTAATCGACTACTTCTGCAAAACCTTTGGTGCTGATAAGAAGGCAGCAGAGGCAGAATGGAGATCCGATCCAGTTGTAACAGAACTAGCGTATAAGGCTATGATGTTTGACAAGATGAAAGCAAATGCAAAAAAGGGTAGCAAAGTAAGCCCAGCGACTGCAACAGAATCAAAACCTGTCAAGGGGAAAGGTGGTAGGCATAAATCTAACACCCCTTCAGATAAAGATTCAGCCAAGTCTTGGCTTGCTAAACGTAACGCTCAACTAAGAAAAAGAACGGGGTAGAACCCGTTTAATAATAATTATTAAAGGAAAATATAATGGCAAATGCATTAATCACACCAACCGCAGTAACCCGTGAAGCCTTACGGATTCTTCATCAAAAATTATCATTCATTGGCTCAATTAATCGACAATACGATGACCGCTTTGCAAAGAGTGGTGCAAAGATTGGCGATAGTCTATCAATCAGATTACCTAACGAGTATGTAGTTCGTACTGGGGCAGCTTTATCGACTCAGGACACAACTGAAGCCACTGAAACGCTACAAGTTGCAACTCAGAAAGGTGTTGATCTTAGCTTTCTATCTTCTGATCTAACAACGGACTTAGATGATTTCTCTGACCGTATTCTAAAGCCAGCTATGTCAGTGTTGGGTGCAGCTATTGAGAGCGATGCTCTTTCAATGTATAGAGATGTCTCAAAGGAAGTTTCTGACATTGGGGCAGCTTGTTCCATTACGGACGTTCTCAACTCTAGCAAAGAACTTACAGATGCTCTAGCGAGTGATGACCGAACTTTGCTTCTGAACACTCAAGCAAATGTTGATTTGGTTGATGCACTCAAGGGGTTGTTCAACGATCCTGCTAAGTTGTCTGATAACTACCGTAAAGGTATGGTTGCTAATAACTTCCTTGGCTATACGGACGTTTTTCAAAACACTCTGATGCCTATCCACACCACTGGGACTGATGATGGGACTGGTGACTACCTTGTCAATGGTGGGAGTGAGTCTGGTGCATCTATTACAGTTGATACAGGTGCAGGAACATTAGTTAAAGGGGATATTATAGTTTTCGCTGGAGTTTATAGCGTCCACCCAGAGACTAAGGCCAGCACTGGTATCCTCAAGCAGTTTGCAGTTGCAGCTACAACTGGAACTTCAGCGACTACTATCACCATCACACCGTCCTTGACTGCAACAGGAGCCAAGGCAAATGTAACGAATGTCCCTGCTAATAATGCAGCAGTATCATGCCTTGAGTCTGATCGATCAACGGCAGTTGGGAACGCTGCTGATTACGGCATATCATTGGGATATGGTAAAAATGCTTTTGCATTTGCAACGGCTGATCTAATCATGCCTAAAGGCGTGGATTTCTCAGCCCGTGAAGTGATGGATGGCATCTCTATGAGAGTTGTTCGTCAGTACACAATTGCAGACGATAAATTTCCTTGTCGTTTAGATGTGCTTTATGGATATAAAACTATCCGTGAGCAAGAAGCAGTTCGTATTGGAAGTAACTAAGTCATGTTGGGGAGTGCTTGCAAAGGCTCCCCTCCATCTTAACATTGGAGATAATGGGAAAGCATGGCTAACTTTTTAAAGATAATTCAAAATGCAGCAGATGAAATCGGGATTGTTCAACCTGCCACTGGCATTAATAGTGGGGCAGTTGAAACGATAAAGCTGATCCGTTACGCTGACAAGGTTGGCAACTCTTTGATGAAATCTTTTCATTGGCAAATACTCACAAAAGAAAAGACGTTTACATCCGTTGCTACAGAAACACAAACCTCAACAATCCTTGAGGCTGATTTTGATAGATTCATTCCAGAAACATTCTGGGACAGGACTGACTCATTTTTAATGACAGGACCAACTACAGCTAAAGAATGGCAAAACCTCAAGGCTACTAGCTATAATAATACTGGTGCTAGAAAGTTTAGATTACGAGGGGATTCTATTTTAATAATCCCAGTTCCGACAGCAGGACTTTCATACGCTTACGAATATATTTCAAATAAATGGGTAGATATTGTAGCAACTGGAACGCCAAAAGTTGCTTTTACCATAGACACAGACATCCCTCTTTTAAATTCAGAGCTTTTAACTCTTGGCATAATTTACGAATACTTAGAAGGTGATGGATTGCCTTCTGTTTCGGCAGCAAAGGCATATTTAGACATGTTCAAGTTACTTGCTAAAAACGATCAACCTTCCTCTGGAACATTGGTAGCTGGGGATATTTTTAGTGGCAAACCTACTGGGGGGACAACCATACTATGACTCTAGGTATAGCAAGGACAAGGCCAACCTCTACATCAAAAACTTTACCTGCACCCACTGGTGGATGGGATACTCGACACGCATTAGCATCCATGCCTTCAGACAATGCAGTTATATTAGATAATTTTTTTCCTGAAACTGAAAACGTCACATTGAGGGCAGGGTCAGCCTCTCATGCAACTGGAATGAGTGGGAATGTAGAGACATTAATGGAATATGCACCACTGACAGGGGTAAATGAGTTGTATGCTTGCAATAACGGAAGCATTTACGAAGTCACGGATTCAGGTGCAGTAAGTTCGGCAGTTGTCACAGGGCGGTCAAATAACAAGTTTCAGCATACCCAGATCGGTACGGCTGGAGGGCAGTTTTTATTTGCTTGTAACGGTGCAGATACACCACAAACTTATAACGGATCAGCATGGGCTAACTCAACGGTATCAGGTCCAACTATTGCCAACTTGATCTGGTGTACCACTCACCAAGCAAGAATATTTTTTGGAGAAGAGGATAGCCTTTCTTTTTGGTATCTAGACACTAGGGTTATTAACGGAACAGCATTACAATTTGCCCTTGATGGTATTTTTAAAAGGGGTGGTTATATTATGGCAATGGGAAGCTGGACAAGGGATGGAGGTTCAGGCCCTGATGATGTTGCTGTATTTTATTCTAGTGAAGGAGAGATTGCAGTTTATTCTGGGACTGACCCATCTAGTGCAAGTACATGGGCATTAGTCGGGGTGTTCTTACATGGTAGACCTGTCGGCAGACGTTGCATTACAAAGGTTGGGAGTTCTCTTGCTTTGATCTCAGAGAATGGGTTCCAAGACGTTGCTAGTATTTTGTCGGTAGATCGGTCATCTTCAGAGAATGTTGCTATATCAAAGCAAATCAATGATGCTGTTAATGGTGCAGTTAGGAGTTATGGTGATATATTTGGTTGGCAACCAATCCTGTACCCTAGATCAAAGATGCTGATTTTTAACGTACCGATTAGCACTACAGAAATGCACCAATATGTCTTCAATTCATTAACTGGTGCGCCTTGCAGATTTAAAGGGCTTAACGCTCTTTGCTGGGGAACGCTTGGGGATAGAATATTTTTTGGGAAGATTGATGGCACAGTCCATGAATTTGATGGTACAGAATCAGGAGGGGAAAGCCCAACATCAGATGATGGGGTGGCTATTGTTGGGGATGCAATGGCTGCTTTCAGCTATTTTGGATCAAAGGGAAGTGAGAAAGCTTTTAAGCTAGTTGAACCAATTTTTATGAGTACAGGAAACCCAAGTCCTGCACTTGATTTGAATGTTGATTTTACTACATATGCCCCTGTTGGAGTGGCTAGTCCTTTGCCTAACAGTGCAGGGCAGTGGGGTGTTGCTACATGGGGCGTTTCTCTTTGGGGGAAATCAGACCAAATATTTAAAGGATGGATGGGAGTTCGTGGGCATGGACGTTCTGCATCTTTAAGGGTGCGAATTACCACAGCAGTTTCAAGGCCATCATGGATATCAACTAATTACACGTTTGTCAGAGGTGGTCAAATTTGACCAATATACAGAAATTGTTCCCTAGAGATATTAGGGATAGACCAGCGAAAGAAAAAATAAATGTTTTAATTGATTGCGTTGGTGGAGATATCCAAACACCATCAGGGAGTTATGGAGTTTTAACAACAGATGGTGTCATTTTAATGGCAACAGGAACGGCTACATTATTCACGGCTGTAGGAAATAAAGACCAAAGAGTTACCGTCAAAAGGTTGGCAGGTGCTACAATTACAATTGATGGAGCTGGATCTGAAACAATTGATGGGGTCGCAACTAAAACATTGTCAGCCCAATACGATGCAATAACGATTGTTTCAGATGGTGCTAATTGGCACATTATATGGTCAACTGTAATCAGGGATTTGTCGCTTTTTTCAAATTCTAGTCTTAGCAAAGCTATAGTGTTTGGTTTTTAAGAAGAACTTAAATGGTATTGACTGCATGAGGAACGCACCGACATTACTTTACGGAGAATCTGAAGAAGTATCTGATTGGGTGTCTCGACA